CGGGAATATGTTTAACCAGGAAAAGCTTAATGAGCAATTTGCAAGAATTAAAAACAATAAGAAACTCAGGGCAATGCCCGATCTTGGAAGATTAAGATGGGTGAAGAACGAACTTGGTGTGATAACAGATGCAGAATTTTATAATGATGATGATGGCGATGTTTTAATTATGGAACATCCGGAGCGTGACGAGAACAAAGAGGTGTTTTTGAATTTGTATAAAGCCGGCACTGATAGTTATGATAGGGATAGTGCTGAGACATCTTCATCGGAGGGTTCTTGTTCTATTATCAAAACATTCAGAAATGCCGAAGCAACATCAAGAATGTTTGTCGCCAGGTACACCGGAAGGCCTCCTGAAGCAAATGAATTTTATGAAACAACAGCGAAACTTTGCATGTATTACAAGGCCCCTAATCTTATTGAGTGGTCAAACATTCTTATCTTTGATTGGTATAAGCGAAATGGTTTTGAAGGTTATTTGAAATTACGCCCAATGATTGCCTATTCAAATACGAAGGACAGCAAGGCTTCTAATCGATATGGAATTGATCCATCTACTAAGGATTTCTGGATGCTTTCTTATCGGGATTATATCGAAAAGAATGTTGAGAATATGTTTGATCTGGTTCAGATTGAAAAAGCGATTAAGTTTCGTAAGGATCCTAAATATAATTGTGACATTACAATATCCTCATCTCTCGCAATAGTACACATGCTTGACGATATAGATATACAAATCAAGAAAGTTGACAAGAAACCGAAAAACGATTTTCTGTATTACAAGAGTTCAAAACATGGTAACTTTGAGCGAGGATTTGAAAAATCAATAGAAAAAGAAAAACCAGTAGCCAATGCCATTGCCTAATCAAAACATACCAGAGTGGAAGAAGGACAAGGACTGGATGATCAAGTGCTGTGCCTCCATTGTACAGATGTCTCAAACCAGTCGTGTATCAAAAGCCAGGGATAAGTTCTGCTATGATATCTGGCATGGTATTCAGGAAGAATCAAACTATGATTATCTCAGAAAGGTGGGAGATTATGAATATCCTGCCAAGGTTCGCTTTGTTCCTCTTATTCGTCCTAAAGGTGATCGCTTGATTAGTGAGGAAACCAAGCGGCCATTCAGCTTTCGTGCATATACTATTGATACCACCTCCATTAAGAGCAAAGAAGACAAGAAGTTTGAATACATCGTTGGTAAAATGACTGCCAACATCAAAGGTATTCACGACCAACATGCTCTTGCTCAAAAAGAAATTGCTATTCAAAAATCTCAAATTCAACAACAGGTTGCTCAATTTCAAGAATCAGGAGAACCAATTCCTCCTGAAATGCAAATGCAGGTTGAACAAATCAACACCCAACTCGACTATTCTGATTACATAATTAATCATCAACGGATCCTTTCTTCTGACGAATTAGAGAAGACGGAATTTCTGTTTAAATATGATTACAAGGAATTCCTTGAGGTCTTATCTGAAAGAGGAGTTCAATATCTTATTGCCAACCAAGAACTTCATCAGATGTTTTCTCAGGGCATGGAAGATCGCGTGATCACTGACAAGGAATATTATTATGTTGATTGGGATCCTGGGATGCCTGATCCTGTTGCCAGGAAGACAGATATCATGGGATTTTATTATGGTGGCGATAGTGAAATTACAGATGTTGGTGATGCAGAATGGTGCATGGAAGAGCGATGGATGAGTGTCAATCAGATAGTTGATGAGATGGGAGACGAGATTGACTTCGAGGCAATGGAAAAACTCAAAAAGAGGTCATCTTATATCAACACTCAATCAGGTTACGGTTACGGATCTTATGGCTATAATCACGGTGCTAATAGTATTGGCTCCGGGAATACTTCAGTTGATGGTTGTGGATCAGATACGCTATATGGCAATGCTGAGGATTATGCAAATGTAATTCGTGTATCCATGTGTTACTGGCAATCACCGAGAAAACTTGAATTCAAAAAGTCACCTAATCCCCATCAAGAAGGCAAATTCTTCACTAAACTAATGAAGGATGGCGATAGAGTCAGGCCAGACAAAGGAGAGGAAAAGGAAAAGGGGTACATAAATGATTTGTATGCGGGCGTTGTTATCGATCAGGATATTTTTCTCAGAACCAGAAAAAAGAATGTAGTAAGGCGTATAGATCGATATTCTCGCATTAAGCTTCCTTATGTTGGGCCTGCGTTTAATTATTATACCAGGCGTCCGTATTCGCTTGTTTGGGCAGCAAAGGACATTCAGATACTATACAACCTCGTTCATTACCACAAAGAGTTGTGGATAGCTCTATCGGGCGTAAAGGGGTTCATTATGGATAAGAGCCAGAAACCCGAAGGAATGAGCATGACCGAATGGACATATCAGAGAAAATTGGGAATTGGTTGGATACAGAGTGTTCGCTCCGGGCTTAACCGGCAACCTACCTTTAATCAGTTCCAGCAGTTTGATGATACGCTTGGGCAATCCATTCAGTATCTTTTAACTGTACTCGATCACCTGGAATCTTTATGTGGTGACGTAATGGGTGTTTCTCGTCAGCGTATGGGTGAAGTGGCTCCCACTGATCAGGTAGGCACTACCGAGCAGAGCATTCAAATGAGTAGTTTGGTCACTGAGATTATGTATTACAAGCACGATAAGGTCAAAAAGGAAGTTCTTACCAGGTTGGCTAATTTGTGCAAGATTGCATGGAAGGACGGAAAGAGGGGTTCTTATGTGCTTGGTGATATGGGGCAGGAGTTGCTTAATATTCCAAAAGGTCAGATCAATCGGGCTGACTATGATATATTTGTTTCTGATAGTGGCAAAGAGAATAAACTGATTAATGATATGCGTCAGGTTGCTTTTGGTACATTTCAGAAAGGTGAAATGAATTTTGCCCAAATGGTAAAAATGTTCCGTATTGAAAATATACGTGAACTGGAAAAAACTGTTGATAAATATACTGAGATTTCCAGAAAAAATAATATGGAGGATGAGCAAGCCAGGAGCCAGATGGTAGTACAGCAAAAAGAAGCCGACAATGAGTTTAAAATGCTTCTTGAAAAGCAAAAAGGTGACATAAAGCAATTGTCTGTTGATGTAGAACACGCTAAACTTGATTGGGAAAAACAGAAATTTAATATAGAGCAAGGTCTTGCACAGCAAGAGCAAAGCGTAGAAGCTAATCAAGGTCAGCAGAAAATTGACAATGAGCAGGAAATGGAAACTGCCTTCCTTCAGGAAGACAAACGGCAAGCGAATATGGAATATGAATTAAGTAAAACTGAACTTGCTATAAAGGGGATCGAGGCGACTATTGATGATGTTCAGGAGGGAAATAAAAAGAGACCAGAAAAGGTGTCTGATAAAAATTAACTATATTTGACCGCAGAAACAAGAACTAAGTTAACTAAAATTACCAAAATGACAGAACCAAAACAACCAGATCCAGCACCAGAACCAGCCCAAGAGCCAGTTCCTGTACCGACAATCGATCCCAGTGCAGCACCTAACCTCGATGCTCTTTCCGCACCGGAAGGAAGTGAAGTGATTGATGTTAATCAGGATCCTGTACCAGGAGCACCTGATCCTGCACCTCAATCAGAAGAAGACCTCCTTGATCCCGAACAAGATCCGGCACCGCATATACATGGTGATGATTTGACAAAAACAATGCCTGAAGTTAAGCCATCGGGAGAAGCCGATCCTGCACCGGCAACAGATCCCACCCCTGATCCCCAGGCAGATCCTGTACCCGATCCGACACCTGATCCTGATCCAAGCCCGACAACAGATGAGCCGTGGCAAGATGTGTTGGCAAATTTTAAAACAAAAATGGGATTGCCGGAGGATTTTAAAGTACCCGAAACCGTAACCGGTGAAAATTATGTTGAGTTCATGCAGGAAGTAATGCAGTATGCTGCGGAACAACAATTACATCCAGACGTATTACGAATTCAAAAAGCCCTCGGTGAGGGTGTTGAATTTGACAAGATAATGCAGGAATACAGTACCCTTAGTGATGTGGCCAAGATGCCAGCCGAGGATCTGCTCAAACAACACTTTAAAGACGTTTACAAGTGGGACGATGCGAAGATTGCTGAAAACATCGAAAGTTTGAATAGCAGAGGAGCGGTTGATTTTGAAGCAGACAAATTAAGGGCTGAGTAT